ATGGCAGCGGCTGACACCTCGTTTCAGTTCACCAAAACAGCACTGGCCGGCATCGCTGCGACCAGCAAGCGGGTGTGGTATCGAGACACCAAAACCCAAGGGCTTGCCTTGTGCGTCACGCCGGCTGGAAGCAAGACGTTCTACGTTATCCGCCGCGTGGCCGGCATGGGCCGCAAGGGCAACACCGAGTTTCTGCGCCTGGGCGCGTTTCCCGAGGATCTGACAGTCGAGCAAGCCCGAGCGGCCGCACGGCAAAAACTCCAAGTGCTCAATGCTGGCGAAAGCGTCCGAGCAGCCGCCACCGCCAAGAAAGACGAACTGACCGTCAAAGACCTTTGGACGCTATGGGAAACCGAGCGCTCCGTGGGCCCGAACCCGAAAAAGCCAATCAAGCGGAGCTGGAAGAAAGACCAGCGCTTGTATGAGCGCCACCTAAAGGACAGGGCGAGCCGCCGTGTCAGCGAGGTGACAGCAACACTCGTCGGCAAGATTTTCCGCGACGTGACTGTCAACAGCGGACCGGTCGAAGCGAATCACCTCAAGCGATTGGCCAGGGCGATCTGGAACCACGCGATCAAGCATCACGGTCTGAACACTCGCAACCCCTGGACCACGATCACCGACAACCGGGAAGCGCCGCGGGAACAGTGGGTCAAGCCCGATCAGATGCCGGCCCTGTTCAAGGCGATTGACTCGATCAACAACGAGGACGCGGCCGATATCTTCCGCCTGTGCCTGTTCACTGGTGCCCGATCCGGCAACGTGAAGGCGATGCGCTGGGATCAATTGGATCTGAAGGCGAATGTCTGGACCATCGGCAGCGCGCACCACAAGAACAAGCGCGTGCATTCGATACCGTTGCCACCTCCTGCCGTGGCGATCTTGAAGCGCCGCGTCGGCGTGAGTGCCGAGTGGGTTTTCCCATCCAACAGCAGCGCGGGCCACGTCAGCAATATCTACTCGCGTGCTATGGGGAGGAAAGATCGAAGGGACCGCGCGCGAGATCCTTGCGGACGTTGAGTCGCAGAATCAGGACGAGCGCCGTACAGAGCTGGACGATGCCTGCGACTTCCTGCGCGATCTTCTTGCCGCTGGCCCGGTTCCGACGAACCAGATCAAAAAAGACGCTGACGGAAACGGGCTTACCTGGGCAACGGTTCGCCGCGCTCAGAAAACGATTGGTGCGGTTGCGAAGAAGGAGGGCGGGGCTTTCGGGGGCGGGAAACAACAGTGGGTTTGGAGCCTTCCCGCTGAAGGTGCTCAAGATCGCCAGAAGGTGCTCACAGAAAACTATGAGCATCTTCAGCAAAACGTGAGCACCTTCAGCGATTCGCCCGAGTTCGATGATGACGACGCGGAGGCTTTCTGATGGCCGCTATCGATTATCTCCGCGACCACGGCTTCAGCGCGAAGGTGAAGGGCAACCGGCTGATTGTGTCGCCATCCAGCAAGCTCACGCCCGACATTCGCCAATACATCAAACTTCATCGTCTGGAGTTGCTGGCAGAGGTCGCAGCGAATGACGGCGAATCACGCCGCGGCCACTGGACCATTATTGTTCACGGGCATCCGCCGTTTACGATGATCTGCGAGCCGGTGACCCATACCGAAGCACTGAGAAAGGCCAAGGAACGATGGCCTGACGCAACCGTGCAATGACCTCAACCCCGCTACCGAGCGGGGTTTTTTATGCTCGCTACAACGCGGCGAACGTACCTGTCAACGATTAGTTGCGCAGAATACTGTATATGCGTACAGTATGCGTGCATGTCATCTAACTTTACAGGTACGACACCAATGAAGATTTCCGCCCTACGCGAGCAGCGCTCCGCCAAGGTCGCCGCTATGAAAACCCTGGTAGATGCCGCAGCCGCAGAAGGCCGCGATCTGTCTGCCGACGAAACCAAGCAGTTCGAGAGCCTGAAGGCTGAAGAACGCGCCCTGTCCGCTCAGGTTGAGCGTGCCGAATACCTGGGCGAAGTAGAACGCCGCGCCGCTGGCACTCCGGTATCTGGCGCACCTTCTGCCGACTTCGACCGCCTGGCCGACTCCGTGAGCGTCACCCGCGTGATTCGCGCTCAGATGGAAGGCCGCAGCCTGGACGGTGCCGAGGCCGAATATGCCCGCGAAGCTGAACGCCGCAGTGGCCGCAAAGCCGAGGGCGCCTTCGTACCGTTCGCCAGCCTGGAGAAGCGCGCCAACACCACCGCGACCGCGCCTGAACTGGTAGGCACCGACCATCGCGCTCAGGACTACATTGGCCCGCTGCGTGAGGCTCTGCTGGCTCGCCAGATGGGCGTGCGCGTGATGACCGGCCTGCGTGGCAACGTCGCGATTCCGAAGTTCGGCAGCGGCCTCGAAACCGGCTGGGTAACTGAAGGCCAGGCCGTGCCGGAAGCCGAGATGAGCTTCGATCAAGTCACCCTGACCCCGAAGCACGTCGGCGGCAAAACCGAGATGAGTCGCCAGCTCATTCAGCAGAGCGCCCCGTCTATCGAGCAACTGGTCCGCGAGGATCTGAGCTTCTTGATCGCCAAGCAGATCGACGCCGCGATCATCAACGGCTCCGGTCTGGCTGGGCAGCCGCTGGGCATCCTGAACACTCCTGGCATCCAAGCTGCCGGCGACGTTCCGACCACTTGGGCCGGCGTTCTGGCGATGCTGGAAATGCTCGATGACGTGGATATCAGCAACGGTCGCTGGCTCACCACTGCCGCCATCCGCACCGCCCTGGCTGCTGCTGAGAAGGTCGCCGGTTCCGGTTCGGGCTTCCTGTACGACAACGGCGCTATGGCTGGCCTGGCCCTGGCAGCGAGCAAGAACGTCCCGGCCGGCAAGCTGATCCTCGGTGACTTCAGCCAGGTCATGCTGGGCGTCTGGTCCGAAGTGGACATTCTGGTCAACCCATACGCCGAACCCGCCTACAGCCGTGGCGGCATTCAGGTTCGCGCTATGGCCACCGTCGATACCGCCGTGCGCCACCCGCAAGGCTTCGTCGTAGCGACCGAGGTCTAAGCAATGGAACGGCGCGCAAGCAATGGGCTGAAGCCAGACGGACGCAAGCTGACCGGCTATGCCGCTCGGTTCAACTCTGAGACGGACCTGGGCGAGTTTGTGGAAGTCATCCGCCCCGGTGCCTTCACCCGGACGCTTGCCGCCGCTTCTGCTGGAAACATCCGGGCGATTTATGAGCATGACGGCAAGTCGCTGCTCGGTCGCCTCGGTGCCGGCACTCTGCGACTGTCCGAAGATTCCGAAGGTCTGGCGTTCGAGCTGGACCTTCCCGACACCACCTTGGGCCGCGATCTGGCCGAGCTGGTGAAGCGTGGCGACGTGGCCGGCTGTTCGTTCGGGTTCCTGCCCGTGCGCGACACCTGGGCCGAAGGCGCGAAGCCCGTCCGCGAATTGCGAGACGTGGATCTATTCGAAATCACCATCACGGCCAACCCGGCCTATGACGCGACGAGTGTTCAAGTCCGGTCGAAGCTGCCGCGCTCGATTCGCCTTGCCCGTCTGTATCTGGAGGCCTGCCAGTGAAGTTTCCGCGCCTGTTCAAACGATCCAGCCCCGAGCCGACGACCCCGGCTTATGACACCTATTACGACCGCCTGACGGGCTTTCCTGGCGTCGCTGGCGTAGACGTGAACACCACTACCGCCGAAGGCATCAGCGCCGTATATGCCTGCGTGGCAGCTATCTCTGAGACAGTGGGCAGCCTGCCGCTCGACGTGTACCGCAACACCGAAGACGGACGCGAGAAGGCGAAAACCCATCCGCTCTATCGTCTGCTGCACGACGCCCCGAACAACTACCAGACCGCCCTGGAGTTCCGCGAGCAGATGCAACGTCACGTCCTGCTGCGTGGTAACGCCTATGCGGAGATCGTGTGGAACCCGAACGGCTCAGTGAAAGCCCTGCTGCCGATGCATCCCGATAGCGTCACTGTGCTGCGTTCGAGCCTGGGCAATCTGGTCTATGACCATGTGGACGGAAAGGGCAACCAGCGCCGCCTGCTGGCCGATGAAGTCTTGCACTTGCGATATCACAGTGATGACGGGATTCTCGGACGCTCGCCTATTCAGGTAGCCCGCGACACCATCGGCCTGGCCCTGGCCGAGCGCACCCACGGCGCCAAGATGTTCGAGCAGGGCACCAAGCTATCGGGCGTCATCGAGACACCACCCGGCACCACGAAAGAACAGGCCGGGCAGATCCGCGAGAGCTGGTCCGCTGGTCAAGCCGGTATCGCCAACCACGGCAAGACCGCCGTACTGCCGCAAGGCGCGACGTTCAAGACCGTGAGCATGACGCTTGAGGATGCCGAGTGGATTGAAGCCCGGCGCCTGTCCATCGTTGAGACTGCGCGTCTGTTCCGTGTGCCACCTGTGATGATCGGGGATATGGAGGCCGCGAACTATTCGAACGTGGTCGAGCTGGCCCGCTTCTTCGTGACCAACACCCTGCGCCGTCATCTGGTCATGTGGGAACAGGCGATCAACCGAGCGTGCATTACCAACCCGGCGTTCTTCGTGGAGCACAACGTGGAAGGTCTGCTGCGTGGCGACAGCCTGGCCCGCGCCAACTTCTACCAGCGCGGCATTGAAGACGGATGGATGCTCCGTTCTGAGGTGCGCCGCATTGAGAACCTGCCAGCCATTGAAGGAATCGACGATGCCCAAACTCAAGATGCAGCGCCTGCCGCTGGAGGACCGAATGCACGACCCGATGCTGGGGATCAAGATGCACAAACCAAAGAGGCAGCGGCATGAAGAAGAAACGCACGCTGAGCCTGAACAGCAGCGCGTGGAAGACCCTGCGCGCCGAGGTGCTGGCAAGTGAGCCGCTGTGCCGTATGTGTACCGCACGCGGCCTGGTAGTGCCTGCCACTGACGTGGACCACATCGAGGACAGCCGCGAGGACTACACCGACGACAACAGTCGGGAGAACTTGCAGCCGCTCTGCCATGAATGCCACTCGCTCAAGACAGCCGCGAGCATGAACAAAACCGTGTTCCTGGGCTGTGACGTGAACGGCCTGCCACTCGACCCGTCGCACCCGTGGAATCGACCGGAAAAATCACCAGCAACCGCTGGCGAGAAGACCGCCCCCTCCCTGCGTGTTTATTGCTAACCGCCATGAAAACCACCCCACGCCGCCCCCGCTCAGACAGTGCTAGAGCCGCCGTAGCAGCCGCTCAGGCCGTTGCGCTTGGCCCTATAGCGCCGCCTGCGTTTGTGCGCGTGAGCAAGGCCGCCAGGCCGTTCTGGGATGCCATCGTGACCGCTCGCCCGCGTGATACCTGGACCGATGCTGACCTGATCCTGGCCGCGAGCCTTGCCCGCGCCTATGCCGACATCGAGCAACTGCAAAAGACCCTCGACCGCGATGGTTTCATCCTGGACGGCAAGGCGCACCCGGCGATTGCCATCATGGAAAACATGAGCCGCCGCGCCCTGGCCACGGGTCGCCAGTTGAAGGTGGACACCATCGCCACCGTGGGCAAAGCCGAGGATCTGCCGAAAAGCGCCGCCCTGGAGCGAGACGCCCGCGCTCAGCTCGACGATGACCTGATCCCAACCCTGGCGACGATGCAATGAGCGCCGAAATGGTGGAAAAATTTCCACAATTACCCAGCGCCAAAGAGCATCCGGAAAATTTTCCGGACCCTGCCGCGAAGACCCGCGCCGACAAGATCATTCAGTTTGTCGAACGCTACTGCGTCACGCCGGAAGGTGCGGACGTGGGCAAGCCGCTGGTACTGGCTGAGTTTCAGAAAGAGTTCATCCGCGACGTGTACTCAAACCCGGCCGGCACCCGGCGCGCCATTCTCAGTGTGAGCCGCAAGAACGGAAAATCCGGGCTGATCGCTGGCCTGATCCTGGCCCATCTGGTCGGGCCTGAAGCCAAGCAGAACAGCCAGCTAGTGTCGGGCGCGATGAGCCGGGACCAGGCTGCGCTGGTGTTCAACCTGGCATCGAAGATGGTTCAACAGTCGCCGGCCTTATCGAAGATCGTCCGCATCGTGCCATCGGGTAAACGCCTGATTGGCCTGCCGCTGAATACTGAGTTTCGCGCCTTGGCGGCTGACGGCAAGACCGCCCACGGCCTTTCTCCGGTGCTCGCCATCCTGGACGAGATAGGCCAGATCCGCGGGCCGCAGTCCGACTTCGTGGACGCCATCACGACCAGCCAGGGCGCACACGCTGACCCGCTGCTGATCGCTATCAGTACCCAAGCCGCGAACGATGCCGATCTGCTGAGCCAGTGGATCGACGACGCCAAGCAGTCGAAAGACCCGCGCATCGTCTGCCACCTGTACGCCGCGCCGAAGGGCTGCGACCTGCTAGACGAGGACGCCTGGAAAGCGGCCAACCCGGCGCTGGGCCTGTTCCGCTCCGAAGACGACCTGCGCGAGCAGATGCAGCAAGCGGCGCGGATGCCGTCTATGTCCAACACCGCTCGGAACCTGCTGCTGAATCAGCGCGTGAGCCTGGACAGCCCGTTCATATCGCCTGACGTGTGGATGGCCTGCGATGCCGAGCCAGAACCTTTCGACGGTCCCGTCTATGCCGGCCTGGACCTGTCCGCCCGTACCGACCTGACGGCGCTTGTGCTGATCGGCAAAACCGCTGGCGTCTGGCAGGTTCGCCCGTACTTCTGGACGCCAGAACAGGGCATCTTCGACCGCGCCAAGAAGGACCGCGCCCCGTATGACCAGTGGGCCGCCGAGGGCTATCTGCGCACGACACCCGGCGCGACGGTGGACTATGAAGCCGTGGCCGCCGATATGGCTGAGATCCTGTCCGACGTGGACATTCAGGCCGTGGCCTTCGACCGCTGGCGTATCGACATTTTCAAGAAAGAACTCGACCGCCTGGGCCTCGATCTGCCGCTAGTGCCGCACGGTCAAGGCTTCAAGGATATGGCCCCGGCACTCGACGCCCTAGAAGCCGAACTGCTGAACGGCCGCGTGGCCCACGGCAACCACCCGGTGCTGACCATGTGCGCCGCCAATGCCGTAGCGGTGAAAGACCCAGCCGGCAGCCGCAAGCTCGACAAATCACGCCGCACGGGCCGAATCGACGGCCTGCAAGCCCTGGCAATGGCAATGGGCGCCGCCCAAGCCGCAGCCGCCCCCTTTGAAATTGACACCGAGGTGTTCTTCGTATGATTACCGTGGCCGAAGCCAAACAACACCTGCGCGTCATGCACGCAATGGAAGATCCGCTGATCGCGCTCTATCTGGACGCCGCAACCCGGCACGTCGAGCAGTACCTGGGGGACGATCTGCCCGACCCCATGCCCGAGGCCATCGAGGCCGCAATTCTGCTGCTGACCGGGGATCTGTACGTCAACCGGGAGCGCCAATCCGACCGCCCGATTCACGAGAACACGGCTTACCAGCTTCTGCTGGCTCCGTATAAATCGATGGCGGTGCTGTGATGAATACCGGGCGCCGCCGTCATCCGGTCGAGGTTCAAGCCTATACCTCGACGCAAGATCCAGTTACCGGGGAAATGATTCAGGGCTGGGCAACCATCGGCACCGAATGGGCAAGCATCGAGGGCATCAACGGGCGCGAGTTCCTGGCCGCTGACGCTCAGCAATCGGCCACTACGATGCGCGTGACGATCGGCTACCGCGACGACCTGACCACGGCGCACCGCCTGGCCTACCACGGCAAGAAGTACAACCTGAAAGCGATCCTGCCCAACAACACGCGCACCGAGCTGGTGTGTATGTGCGAGGTCGGCTTGATCTGA